ATAGCATCATCTGAGTTAGATGTGAGGATAGTCGTAGCCCCTGTGCCTACGTTTAATCCTACTGCTTTTTCAAAATCCTGTGCCATTTATTCCCCCTTATATTATATATTCTACTGTCATATATTGATTTGTCAAGTATTTTTTATAATGCTACGGCCATTGCTATAGCGAACCCTTGTGTAGCCCCTGTGCTTAATCCTGTTAATTGACTACCATCGACTGCAGGTAATCTAGCAGAACCGTCTAATTGAACTATATTATTAGCACCTGTACCTACATCTAATGTAGATGCAGTACCTAGTCCTAAAGTAGTTCTTTGTGCAGATGCATCAGCATCATCTAATAATGCCTTACCTGCTGTTGTTAAGTCATATGTAGCGGCAGTACCTGAGCCTGTAAATTGAATACCTTTATCGGCTGCAGAAGTTAATCCTGCAATTGCTGCTAATTCTGCGTCATAAGCCTGTACATCTGTACCTATAACTAAACCAAGATTTGTTCTAGCGGCAGATGCAGATGAACCCCCTGTACCACCATCAGCAACAGCTAAGTCACCTGAAGAGGTTACAGAAGATAAATCAATAGTTGGGCTAGTTAAAGTTTTATTTGTTAGTGTTTCTGTACCTGTGAGAGTAACTAAACCTGCTTCTGCTGCAGTTTGATTAATAAACTTTGAAGAGGTGCTGTCATAAGCTAATACTTCATTATCAGCTACAGAAGTGATTGTGACATCTGTTAATTCAGATAATTCGTTTGCTGTGGCTACTTGACTATCAACATATGCTTTGATGGACTGCTGAGTTGCTAAGTGACTTGCTGAATCAGAAGTCATGTCATCTTCATCTTTGATAGATGTACCAGAAATAGTACCATTCAATACAGCACTGGTTAAAGTTTTGTTTGTTAATGTATCAGTGGTAGCACGACCAACAAGAGTATCTGTAGATGTAGGTAATGTTAATGTACCTGTATTTGTAATACTAGATATTGTCGGTGTAGTTAAAGTTTTATTTGTAAGTGTTTGAGTTCCAGTTAACGTAGCAACAGTAGAGTCAATAGCTACTGTTAATGTGTTTCCTGAACCAGAGGTATCAATACCTGTTCCACCTGCGATATCTAATGTCTCACTGTCTAAGTCAATAGATAATGCTCCACCTGAATCACCTTGAAAATCTAAATCTTGTGCTGTTAATTGTGCATCAACATAAGCCTTAATAGATTGTTGTGTGGCTAAATGAGATGCAGAGTCAGAGGACATATCATCTTCATCTTTAATGGATGTTCCTGATATTGTTCCGTTTAATACTGCAGAAGTTAATGTTTTATTTGTTAGTGTATCTGTAGTTGCTCTGCCTACTAATGTATCTGTTGAAGTTGGGAGTGTTAAAGTTCCTGTATTAGTAATAGACGCAATAGTGGGTGTTGTAAGAGTTTTATTAGTTAATGTTTGTGTACCTGTCAGTGTAGCTACAGTAGAATCAATAGCAAAAGTTACAGCATTACCACTACCACTTGTATCAATACCTGTACCACCTGTAAATGTTAGGGATTCAGAATCTAAATCAATACTTAACGCACCACCACTATCTGCTTGAAAATCTAAGTCCTGAGCAGTGACTTGACTATCAACATAGGCTTTAATAGATTGTTGTGTGGCAAGAGCCGTTGCACTATCCGAAGCCATATTATCTTCATCAAGTATATCAGTAATAGTTGTTGTAGGTAATGCTAATCCGTCTGTTGTTATTGTACCATCGAAGTATGCATCTTTAAACTGTAAAGAACCAGTACCTAAATCAATATCATTAGTGGTGACGGGAACAATAGCACCATCTTGAAATCGAAACTGTTCTACAGGATTAGAAGATACCTCAACAAATACACCAAAGCGATTGCTTGATGTGTCTACGAGTATTTTATTATTAGCATCACTATCAGCAATAAGAGGTACGTAACCACCTTCTGCTGTTGTGCCATCGTGACTGTGGCCTGTACTGGAAGCAAAAGCAGATTCTAACTGATTAAATTCGTTATTAAGATGCGATGCCTCAATAACGGAACCGTCAGTAATATTGCCTGATTCCTGTCTTGTATATGTTGTTCCCATTTATCTTCTACCTCCTGGTATAAACTCTAATTGATATCCTTTAAATGATATAGGTGGATTGGTTGATTGTTCTTCAACACGTAATGCTACAGTAAAGCCACTACCCTCTACTGATTGTCTAACTAAGTTAGCACCTGAAGAACCATAAACTGCTGTTCCATAGGTTGACACAGATAAACCATAAACAGCTATACCTGCCCCTGTTGATAAAGAATAGGCTGAAGGTTGTGGTATATTAGAACTATCAAAGTCATATCTTACTTTAAAGTTTGTATCCACATTACCTTCATTTTCATAGTTCCAAATAACTCGTTGCATATTTTTTCTAATACCTGGGTCACCCATTGTAACGTCAGGTGTTCTAAAAAATGCATTAATTGTTACAGTACTGGCTGCTCTAGTAAATACATTTCCTGATTCTTGTTGATAAATATATCCATCATATCCGCCTGATATAACAGTTTCTTCACCACTAATAAAATCAGAGTCACAGCTAGATACTTTAATTCCTTGAGTCTTTGAATACTCAAAACCTAATTGGCCTGTATTAGGATTATTCTTAATAACAGATATTAATCCTTCTGATGAATTTTCATTTTGGTCAGCACTCGTAGGATAGAATATTCTATATTGTGATTTATTTCTAATAACAAGTGAATTAACATTGTGTGTTGTAATCTTATCAGTTTCTTCTTGGACTTGTTTAGAAATAGTTCCCAATTCAACGTCACCAATTCTGTCTGTACCTGCGATAGTTCTTAATCCATCAGGACCTAAGAATATAATATCACCTGCAAATTCCTGAATACTTCTACCATCTCGACAACCAATTTTTCTAGTAACAGGTTGTAAAGTAAAGTTAGCGTAAGAATCTCCTAGTAATTTAAATATTTCATCATTACAAAATATAAATAAATTTTCACGGAAAACTTTAAGACCAACAATAGGAGAGTCTACTCGTATCTCACCACCACCATTAGCTGTTGTAAAGTCATTAGTACCGAAAGGTGGCATAAATTTAATTGATTGTGAATTACTAGAATCACCTGAAAAGAATATATGATTCTTAAACACTTCTACAAATTTAAAATTAGCACTACCTGTCGCATTAACATTGGTTACAGAGTAACTACTATCTACTATTCTTGGTGTGGATGTTCCTGAACAAATAATAATTTTATCTGTACCATCAAAATTAAATTTTCTAAATTCATAATTAACAGTAGGTGTTCCTAATCCTGTAATTAAACTTGTCCAACTTCCTGAGCCACTTGAAGCACGGTGAATACTGCCCCCTCTACCTGCTAATACAACATCATTAAAAATAGCAGAAAAGACAACACGTTCACTAGAAGAAGCAACTTGAGGTACAATGTTATCATTAAACTTTGTTGTACCTAATATTTTTTTATATCCACCTTCAATGTCAGGTTCAAAGTTAGTTAGTTCTAACGCTTCCCCTGGTTGCATAGAGAAAACATCTCTGTTTAGTACGAGGCCTCCTCCAATACTAGCTGTAAAGGGTTGTGTCTGAGCCATATTATATTACCGTCAATACTGATGTGTCGCTTGTTGTTCTGTTGCTTGAGTTTAAATTTACTCTTGTATCTTTGACATAATCTTGTTTATTAAGGACTTCTATTCTTATTCTTTTTATACCTTCTTCATATTCAGCATTAGCTATATTTGCCATTGGTACATCATTACGTAATTTATATAAATAATATTTTGCTCTATTGACTACAGTATCTGCAAATCTATCAGGTAAATCTAGAGTATCTGTTGATGCTGATAAATCTGTATGTGTTTTATAATAATCATACTTAACTGTATAGGCATCGGTATCAGGTATTCTTGATAAACCAAATTTTAATGTATCAGGTGTTCGATAAACATAACTAGGTTTACCATACTGAGAATCATCCACTACAGTGTCGGATGCTAATAATCCTTGTAAAAAAGCATCATAAGAAACATATTTTAAATATTGAGGAGTTTCACCTAAACTTACTTTAACATAATCTACATCTAAATTATCAGAAGAACTATTAGCTACACCAATATAAATGGTACTAGAAGTAGGCGTAAAGTCTGTACTATAAATTGTACCATTACCAAAATCAGTAACAGTAATTGTTTGAGATAGTATTTCTGTTCCCCCTGATGTTGTACCAATTTTTAAGGTTAAAGAACTTCCTGATTCACTAGGGTCTAATACTCGTAAAGATATTTTATGTACTTCATTTTTTACAGCACTAATACTTTGTGTTGCTTCAGAAGCATTTAATCTTAATCTTCCATTACCATCAGAAGTATAAGAAGGGCTTCCTGATACTGTTGTCCAATTAGATATATTACTATCAAATGTGGGATTGGTAATTCTTTGTGTTGGTATTAATCGAAAAGAACTAAAGTTAGCTTTTCTAAATGCTGTCGGAAAAGTATATTCTTGTTGACCTGCATAGGTTACTTGAGAACCTTCAACATATAGCCATGGCCATTCTACTTCAGAATTATATAAATCATTAACTGCTTTGTTAATAAATCCTTTAACAGCAGTTTGTACTCCTCTACTAGTTCCAAAAGAAGCAGATGTTAATTCTACTTCATTTAGTTCTCTTAGGACATCATTAACTAAAGTGAGATATGTTGTTGTTCCAGCCATTGTTTTTCCTCTAAATAATTTGTAACTCTATCTATTTCTTTTTGTGTCATACACATGACAACACTTTCTTGAATTGTTTCTACAGGGAATTGTAATTCAATACTTTCTTTTAAATAATCTTGTTGTTCTTTAATAAATTTATCGCAAGTTTCTATTTCTAAAAAATCACCATACTTATATTGCATTACTCTTGGGTTTTCTTCTCCTACCAAGAGAATAACCAATACAATAAAAAATTTCATATGTAAAGGGGGGTGTTAAAACCCCCCATTATTATTATGCGAATGTTGATGTCTGAGAATCAGTATCGGTTAATGTACCGCCACCGTCTAAAGACATAACACAAGCCCATACTCTTACTTTTGCATCAATTGCACCAGTACCGATTGTCAGTCTGATTGCATCTGCAGAAGCATAAGCATAGTTTGCATCAAGAGTAGTCATTTGACCTGCGGCAGCTACGGTTGCAGCAGCGGCATATTGGTCAGCGTCTACACTATCACCAACTGCGATAGTACCTGAGTTACCTGCACCATCGGCTGTTAATACATCTACACCAGCGGCTAACACTAATGAGTTAGCAGGAACAGGTAATACATCAAAAGTATCGCCTGATGCGTTTGTTGTAGATGAAAAATCTACTACATCAGAGATAACTCTTGGGATAGATGAACCCATTCTCGCTGTTATGTTAGTAGAAGTAATATCACTGTTATAAGCTGTCATTTTCTATTTCCTCCTACTATTAGTCTATTAAGACATGTTCTGCAACAAGAGCTACGTCACGTAACACTTTTCTACCAAACACATGTAAGCCTCTAACGACATCAGAGAATGAATCAGTGTCTCTGATAACTTCGATTTTTGCAATGTGATTAGCTGTTGCAGTAGAAGACATATGTCCAGATAATACTTTGTAGTAATTCGAACTTGAACTTGCCGCAAAGTTATTAGTCATATAGACTTCCATGTTCATAATCTTACCAGAGTATACTTTACCATTTCTTAATGGGGAAGCTGCTCCAGTAGTGTCATCCATAAGTTTTGATGAAGTTTGACCTAGTTGCTCCATAAACTCAGGTGAACCTAAGAACCATCTGTTCTCTTCAGGTACATCCTGTTTGTTTAATAGTCTAGCGTGTTTTGAAATTAAATCGACTGGGTCAATTTCAGAAGTTCCAAAACCTACGTCTACTCCAGAACCATCAGAACCGATTACATGGTCAGGCGAACTTGCACTTGGACCTGCAAACATAGCTGCAATTACATTCTTATCGTACTCATTTTTAAGTGCATAAGCACCAGAAGAAGTTGCAACTGATTCAAAGTTAATGTGAGAATGTCTTTCCTCAATATCATCAACTTTAAATGCGAAAGCGTTTGCTTGGTCAACAACGAGTTGTAGCTGGTCATCGTTAATGTCTTGTGGATTAACAGCCGCTCCTCTTGTGTAAGCCTGAACAGAAACAGTCGGTTCTTTGATGATGTTTACAGTATCGCCAAAGTTTTCAATTTCACCTGCGTAGTCAGTATTTGTAATAGCTTCTACAACAGATGCAGTTCTGAAAAACTTTTGGACTTTTTGGCTGTAGATAATTGGGCTAAAGTTACCGTTTGGTAAGTTAGCATATCCACTTGATTTAGTAAATGCCATCGTTTTTCTCCTTTTGTTTTTGTTTGTTATTTAAAGTTGTTATGATTTTTCTTTATTGGATTCGACCTTCTCTATTAGCCATATCGATTTCTTTCTCTAACTTATCATACTCACTTGGTTTTAACTTGCGAATTTCATCCCAAGTCCAAGTCTTTTTTTCAGTCGGATTTTCACTTGGCTTAGTTTTAGAAACAGATTTTGCCGCTTCTTTCTTAGCCTCATTACTCACCTTCTTAGTAGAAATACCTCTATGATATTTATATAAGTCAATCGCTGTAGCTGCTGCTGTTGGATTGTCTGTATTATCGTAGAGCCAAGATTGTACAGTCTTATCTTGAGTAGATGCCCATTCATGGAAATCAGAACTTTCTCTGATATCTTGAAAGTCGGGATGTTTCTTAGCAAGTTCTACTTCAGCCTTTTCTCTAGCAAGTCGAGATTGTTGTTTTTTTAATTGCAACATTTCCTCTTGTAATTCTTGCTTATTTTTAAGAGTAGCCTCTGTAGTAATCTGCATAACAGAATCATACATCTCAGGATAATCCTTACGCCATTCCTCTAACTCTTCTTTAGTTTTAAAGATAGGTTTAGATGCAATAGCTTCTCTTTCTTTTTTAAGTTTGAGAACTTCGTCTTTATGTTTAGAGACAGTCTCATCGTAATGCCGTTTTAAGTCATCATAACGCTTCTTAAATACAGCATCTTCTACTCCGACAGGGTGTTCTTCTTTAGGTTTCTTCTCGTCAGATTCTTCCTTAGATTCTTCAGTAGCTGTCTTTTCGTCTTCCTTGTCCATTAAATTCCTGTTAGGGTTTTTATATGGGCTTGGTGTTGCGATTTCTTCTGTTGCTTCGGAAACTTTTTCTTCGACAACTTCAGATTTCTTATCGTCTTCCATTTTATCTCCTTCGGGGTGCTGTTGGATTCAGGTCGCCCCTATATGCAGGGCCTCTATACTGAGGGTGGCTGCGTCATCATACCCCCACCAGTCGTTGGTGCAGGGCTTTCACTTTGTGGTGAAACTGGTTGTTGTGGCTGTGGTTGTGCCACTTGTGGTTCAGGGATTGCTTCTTGCATTACCATGCCGAATCCTTGACCAAAAACTTTTGACATAAAATCTCTAAACTGAGGTACGTTTAATTGTGTGATTAATTGCATTTCCTCTTCACTTAGATTTCTTAAATTATTAGAAACTTCTCTAGCCGATACTTCTAACTCCATAGGCTCTTGACCAGCACCTGTTGGCTGAACATTTGCTCCCATCATACCTTGTCTCATTTCTTCTTCCATTAGATTCCTCCTCTTAATCTTTCACCTGAAACAGATGCTCCTGCTTTTGCTCTTTCAAACTTACCTGTAGTTGCTGTTCTGCTTTCTCTTTGCTTTTGTGTTTGACCTGTCTCTCTTTGTCTTTGTTGTTGAGTTCTAGGTTTATCATAAGTTTGCCTTGTATCTTTTCCTTCTTTTATTTGTTGTAACTGCTCTTCTTGTTTTTGTTTTTGTAGTTTATTATAATTATCTGTAATTTCCTGTCGTTTTTGTCTTTCTCTTTCAAGTGTTTTATTTTTTTCTTCTAGTTCTCTTTGTAAATTATCTAATCTTCTACGTTGATATTTAAATTCATCTTTATCAGTTATAGCACTTAGATTTCCTTGTAAGGAATCAATAGTCATTCCTAAAACTTCTATATCTCTATTTAATTGACCAAATTCTTTTACGCCCATTAATTCACCAAAACCTCCTTCAAATCTAGGAGTAACTGTTTCTGTTAATTTTGCAGTAGGTTCGGAAGGTTTTTCTTCTTCTGTTGTTGGTTCTTCTTTTTTAACTGTAATCTTTGGAGTACCGCTTATTTGACCTTCTTCATATATTTTTTTCATAGTATCATATTGAGTTTGTTCTTCCATTGATAGTTCAGCACCAGTTGCTCTTGCTCCAGGTGGTAATCCTAGTTCTTCTTCTTGATAATTTCTAGTAACTTGGACTGTATCTATTGTATCAGGTTTACCATCACCATCGTTATCTCTCAATATACCTAAATCCATAGCTTGTTTTTCATTAAAGTATTGTCCAATATTATGTAAACCGTTCATTACAGTTCCGATAATTCCACCAGTCTCTAATGGATTTAAAGTTTTTCTTGATGGTTGATATTCATATTGTCCTTCTCTTAAATTAGGGTCAGTAGCACTAATATCTTTATCAAAATTAATTGTGCCCTTTAAGTCTCTAGCTTGATTTGTTAAAGTTTTAGGCTCTGGTAAAGTTACTTCTTGTCTATCACTTTTAGGTTGTTCAATTGGAACACAAACTTTTTGTACTGGGTCATACTTAAATCCTGCAGGACATGGGTCATAAGTAGGTTGTGTTACTTCGGGTGCAGGTGTAGGTTCTACTGGTTGTGTAACAGGTGTTGATTGTTGCATAACACCCTCACCTGCTTTTGGAAAATCTTCTTGTCTAAATTGTGGTAACTCACCTTGTTCTATTTCTCTTAACATACGAGGGTATCCTTCTTCTTCTGTTCCATATTGCACAGTAGCAGTTGGTCCTTTATATTCAGGTAAGGTATATTGTTGTCCTGTAACAGTCATAATACCGTCTGTTGCAGAATCATAAACTTGTTGTTCAGTAGTGGTGGATTGTACACCTGTTCTGAAGGGGAACATAATCCCCTCCGATTCTTGTTGTAATATTTTAGATAAGTCAGCCATTCTTATTCAATTGGTCTCTCAGGTTGAGTATTTGGTGCAGTAAAGCCGCTTTGCCCTGGAGTTTGTGGAGTTCCCACTCCGATGTTGCCACCTCCAGACCCTTGTGTATCTGAGACAGTTGCTCCTGCAGGTACTCCTCCAGTATTTGCCATGCCACCTTGTTGCCCGTTAGGGTTTTCAATTTGTTGACTTCCATTCATTTCTCCCATCATCTTCATAAAGATTGCCGCCTTCTCAGGGTCATTGACTAATTGGTCAGGGTCAACATCCATTGACTTTGCAATCTCTTTAATAATACTATGCCATTTAACAAATGGTGCAAGGAACTGATTAGAGGCCACTTGCATAAATGTCATTAATCTTTGTGACCTTACTTCTTTTGTCATGAGTGAACTTGTACCTTGTGCCTTAACATCTAAATCACCTTGGATATCTGGAATGTCTGCATTGAATTGCATGTTCCAGTGAAATAAAGTTTCACCTAATGGTCGTAGTAAATAATCATCAATATTTTTTATAACTGTTTTAATATTTAAAGCTGCCGCACCCATCAACATTGACATACCTGAAGCAGTTCTTGTTGTGGATTGTATTCCTGTTTGACCATGTGAGTAAGAAGGAATACCTGTAGACTCATCGGCTAGTTGTCTAAATCTATCAAACATCTGCATATTTTCAGGTGCAGTATTAGGAAATTTTAAACCATGAATTGACTGTCCTACTTGACCACTTTGTCTTCTAAATATTTTTCCAGGATAGACAGTCATGTCTTGACCCGGAACTAACATTGTCTCATCAACATCAAAGACTAAGTTACCTGCTAATGCTAAGTTGTCAATAGCCATTCTTGCATGACCATTCATAATAGTTTGTGCATCATCCATATTCTCAGGAATACCTACACCAAAGAATTGATATGGATTAATTTCATACGGGCAAACCATAAATGGATTTCTTGCAGGAGTAAATGGATTTAAAACTAATCTTAGTATTTGACCATTTGATACCCAAGCGTTAACTTGTACTTCATCTAAGTCATCAGAAATATCATCAGGCATATCGATACCTGCTTCTTCTACTAATCGTTTATCAATAGAACCCCAATACTCTAATACTTCAAATCTATTTTTATTAAACTCTTCTTGATTTTCTCTATCATATAAAGCAGTTTCATAACTTCTTGTTTCATAGTTTGGCCCACCTGCTAATACTTCTTTGATTGCAGATTTTCTAAAGAAAGGTCTATTAATTAAGTCTCTTAACTGTGAACGATTATAAACATGTCGTTGAATAATATAATCTGCATCATCAATGGTAACAGCATCAGGGTCAGGATATAAATCCCAACATGATACAGCTTCTACTCTTGGTACTAACTTTGTTTTAGGAGAATATTGTCTTTCACCATTGTCGTCTAGTGACCATTGATGTGATGCTTGTTCGTAGTTAAAAGGCCCTTTAAGAATACCTGTTCCTAGTAAACACATTTCAAATAATACATGTCGCATAACAGATATTGCATGTGTTTCTTCTAACTGGTCATGGATTAATTTTTCCATGTTCCTTGCAGCTTCTTCTGCAGGTTCTATTTGAGGCATTGTTTTTAAATCAGGGGCTGGCCCTTCTTCAAAACCTGCTTTACCATACTTATCTGATAATCCATTAAGGATATCATTAACAGTAGAACCTGGAGTTATTTCTCTACCATCTCCCTCATAACCATAGATGTCATCCATCCTCTGGTCTTGCTTCATATTCTCAGGTTTTAAGTGAGCATATTTAGCTACGCCTGTTGGGTCTGTAGTAGGAAATATACCAATAGGAAATTTACCCTGTGAGAATAAAACTTCTATTAGTTGTCCGTATGCAGCAAGAACTTTGGTCTTTGTTACTTTAACAAATACCTTAGATTTTTCTGAATCTCTAAAAGCCATATCAGAACCATAGATACCTCTATAGTTTCTGTAGCTTCTTAACCATCTTTTTTCGTCATAAAGACGAGCTTGTTCTGATTCTTTTAATCGAGATTCAATAACACTACCTAAATTATCAAAGGCAGTATCTCTTTCTTCTGATAAAGATTGTACTTCATCAGATTCAGAGTTCAAGCCACTCGTGTATGAATGTGGCATTATTTACCTCTTAATAATCTTTCTCGTCAGCCATTGAGAATACTTTTGCGTCAACACCTGATTTTGACTTACCTTTTGGGTAAGAAACATCGTATTGACCTGCATCGTATCCATCAGGAAGAGCTACATCTTTTTTGATTACATTTTTATCTGCAGTCTTTGGTGATTTAGCATCCTTACCATAACCTACGTTATCTTCTGGTAAGTCTCCCATCTTATATGTTTTCATGATTGCCATTTTATTTTTCTCCTTTTAGTTGTTTCTGTAAGTAAGATAATAATGAAGGATTATCTACAAATACAGTTGTTAGTCCATTTGCAATGGTGTTGCAAATTCTTTCTTCGTCTTTATCATCTAATTCTATTCCCCATTGATATACTATAGCATGAAGTATTTCATGTATTAAAGTATTAGCATGGGATATATTATCTTCAGTTGATGATAAAGCTATCATTCCATCTGATGCAAGAAACTGTCCATTTATTTCATTACACTTTGATACGATGGAATCTAAATTTTTTATTTTATAATCTCTATATCCTATCTTAATGTTTTTCATTAGTATCCAAAAACTTTATCAGCAGGTTTAAAATCTACTGTTTGACCTATACGATAATTATTTCCTCTTGTTGCAGGATGGATTGGTCGACTCATACATCCATATCGTAGTGCATCGTAGGCATGGTCTTCTGCATGAGTATTAACATCCTCAGGATTATTTTTATCGACAGGTAACATTGGTAATGTTCTAATTAGATTAGTACAATTATCAAAGATAAACATTGTAGGATATCCTGTTGTTTCATCAGGCCGTAATCGTTTGTGAATCTCTAATTTACCTGCGACTCTACTCTTCGGTGTTCTATCAGAAGGTCTCCAACGACATCCTTCTTGTATCATTGTCTCAGCAATACTAGGACCTATATCACCTCGTCTTGCCCATGTCGAACTATCCAATACACCATATCGAATATACTCTCCATACTCTGCTTCTAAAACTTTTCTAGCAAAGATATCGGCTGTAATCTTTTGCGTATATAATTCTCGGTATACAAATATATTATTGTCGAAGTCTATTGCAAACCATAAACAACAGGCAGGTGAACTATATCCCCAGTCTGCCGCTCTGAATCTCATCCAGTTTCTTGGAATGTCAAAAGGTTTAACAACGTGTATGTCTTTATTAAACTCTGGAAAAGATGAATCTTCAAATGCATCCCAATTACCTTCTAAGAATTGTTTTCTTTGAACTTCGGGTAATGATGCCAACATTGCGTAGTAATCATCTGTTTGCATCAAGTAAGGATTATCCTGTAGCTTTGCAGGGATATATCTTCTTGTAATCTTTTTTACACCTACAGGAGTTTTAATTTCTATTTCAAACTTTGTATTTGCAGGTGCGGGGTCAACAAACATTTCTTTCACCCACATCGAACCTACGTTTCCGGGGTTACCTGTTGCTCTCATGTAAACAGGAATCTCAGGGTCTACACTTCGAAGTGATGAACGTAAGAAGTTATAAATATCTTCATTTGGATACTGTGGTAATTCGTCTACACCAATCCAAGTATAAGACTGACCTTGATATCGTAAAACATCTGTTAAGTTTTCAGCGTAACCAAATTCGATTCTTGCACCTGAAGGAAACTTCCATTCTTTTTCTTGCTCTCTCCATTTAGCACCAGGATAGGCTTTAGGGTACAGTTGTTGAGAGTGGTTAATTAAATCTCTTAGTTCAGGCATTGTCCGTCTAATTAACAATGCTCGATGTTTTTGTTTGTGACAATACCGTAGTGGGTCGACTAACATAGCGTAAGACTTTCCACCACCTCTTGCTCCACCGTAGAATACTTCTCTTTCTGACGAAGCTAAAAACTCTGTCTGTGGGCCTTCGTTTGGCTCAAAGATAACTTCTTTATCTTTTAATGCAGCTTTAATATTAGGTGAGGCCTCATCGATTTTATCTTCTTCAATGATTTGCTTCTTGCCATCAAATACTTCGTCAAGTTCTTTAAGTCTATTCTTGGTGGCCCAAAAGTTCTTCTGTGCCTTTTCAAGTTCTTTCTTCTTTTCACGAAGCATGTCTGTGGCAGACTTTCTAGCTTTTTTCTCTTTGACTGTAAGAGTAGCGTTAAGGCTATTTTTTCTTTTTCTACCAAGACTTTTAGGTTTAGGTTCGTCTACCACCCTTTGTTAATCACCCTTTTTAAAACTTCTCGTAATCCCATACCTGTCAATTTTCTACCTGTATGATGTGATAACCATTCTGCTGTTTCTTTATAGCTACAGTTATTCTCTATAAACTTTTTTGCTTTGTAGATTAATTCCATATGTTCAGGTATTTGAATTAATACTCTATCATCCTCTTCAGAAACTTTGTAACCTAAAGGAATAACTCTACCGACTCTTCTTCGAGTAATCGGCTTTTCTTCATCCATTGTCTTTGGGTGGTAAGATGAAGATTCCGTGTGCGACTTTTGCATTGACATCTATCTTTTCTCTCTTTGCTAATCCTACTCTATCAAGTATTTGTTTTGCAGCTTCCATTCGTATAGATGCCCCAGGAGTTGAACCATCTTCTTGTAAGGCATTAATCATTCCCATACTGGCTCTGGGTGCAAAAGCTGCTAGAAGTTTTTCTGCTCTATCTATTATCTCATCCTTTAAAGATTTTAAAGGTGTATGATAATCTGCGTATCCTGCAATCTGTCCTGCCATCTTTGGGTCACCTTGTGCTTCACCAAACAAAGCCTCTAAAAAAGTTTGTTGCTTTTCTGTTAGTGCAACATCATTCTTGTCATTATCAGGAACTAACATTTTTAATCTTTTGTAATTTCTTTTCTCTTTTTTCTTGAATCCATTCAGGAGATTTTCTTATCCCTACGGATTCTTCTATCTGGGCTTCTTTCATTCCCTTCCTAGCACTATCTAGAATTTGGTCTCTACCCTGATGTTCACTTCTAGCAATAAAGGAAAGGTTGGGTGCAGTTATCACCATCTCGACATTTTTATTTCTAAGTGGCTTTGTCCTATCCTGTAAGGGTAGATACTCATCCCAAACCTTCCCAGTTTTTTTATTCCTAAAAGAATAAATCGGCATCTATTTTATTTTTACTTTTTGTGGTTTCTTATCTTCTGGAATATTTTTTTCTAGTGTAATTGATAAGATACCATTCTCCATTTTAGCAGATTCACATTCTGTAAATTCTGCCAGTGTAAATGATTTAGAAAACTTTCGAGAAGATATTCCTTTGTAAACAAATTCATTATTCTCTTCTTTTAGTTCCCCTCTAATATTCATTATATTATCCTTGACTTCAATTTCAATATCATCTTTACTGAATCCTGCTAATGCTAATTCAATGTTCCATTTATTGTCATCAAGTTTTTTAATGTTATAATGTGGATATCCTTTAACATCTCCTGTGATTGAATCCAGTGTATTAAAGAATGAATCAAACCCTATTGTATAGGGCATATACTTATCTAGTGTAAAAGTCATTTATACCTCCTTGCTTTAAGCTAGATATATTATCTTACTGTGTAAGATTTTAATGACCCCGAAGGCATCATTAAACTTTTAAAACTTTTTTAACCTTATCTAAAATAGAATCTTCTTTTTGTTCTTCTACCTTAACTTCTTCCACGACAGGCTCGACAACTTTCTTTTCTACTGGCTTTGGCTCTTCACCAATAAGCATTGACTTTAATTGTCCAGACTCTACTCGTTGATAGAATAATTTTTTACCACGGGCATTGCCGTGTCTTCTCATAAATTCAGCGATTGTTTTTTTACCTAAACCTGATAGTCTCATTTCTTTTTCTTAACTCCTTTAATAACGCCTTTATTAGCAGACGCATAAAAAACTTGTTTCCCTTTTTCTTTGCCATAGGTTTTAACCATGGCTTTTTTAATCTTTGTTCCTTTTTTACTTAGTGGCATTATCTATTAGGGTCGTAGTATTCTTCCACAGATATCGTTACATCTAAGTCCATTCCTGATTCTATGTACGCTACGATTTTGTCTCCTTCATGTAAATTTAAACTTCCAAAACTACTTAGGCTATCAATACTATTTCCTGCCATGGATAATCCTTTTGCTAAGTAATGATAGGAAGAATCATCATTGTGGTAAAACTGTACATAGGCTTTTTTAGTAGAGGATGTTCCATTACTTAATAGCAAATATCTTACAATAGAACTGAAGTTATCTGGTACAGTGTATACAACATCGGCACTACCGTCAGCACTAGTAGAAGTAACTGTAACTGATTCTGTAAAAAATTTACTACTACTAAGGTCAGGCATTATAAATACTTACTAGGATACGCCCTTTTTA